GGCCCGCTTCGGCGGGCCTTTTTTTTGCCTAGCGGTCGGCGCTATCCGTAAGGACGCGCGCGGTGTTGCAGTCGCGGTGGCTGCAGCTGAAACCGTATCGGAGGCCGCTTCAATCAGCACCCAGGCGGGATTCGAACCCGCATCGTCCTGCAGCGCAGTGACCGCCCTGTCCGATTGGTTCGCACTGGGTGAGCCCGATGCCATAGGCAGAGCGGGAACACGATCACGCTACGGCAGGATCCTGCTGCACACCCACAGCGCGATCAGGCACGTCGCCCAATACTCCAGCACCAGCACCAGCACGTCGCGCAGCATCAGCGTGCCAGCAGGTGGTCGAGATACAGCTCGGCCTGCCACAGATCGCTTGAGTAGCGGCAGATCCCACCGACGCAGCTGCGGTAATACAGCTCACCGCCACCATCGGGCTCGAGCGTTTCGATCCATCCGCCGTCACGATCCGTGTGGCTGACCACCTTCGGCTGGCTCATAGATCTCGCACCTGGCCGCGTAGCGACCACCGCTCTGCTTCGATTCTGGCAACGACAGTTCGCAGCGCTGCCGGTGGGTGCACCAATGCAGACAGTCCCAACACATGCGCTGGCCGCCAGCCGGGCGCAGCTTCACCAGCGCTGCCTCGTAGATCTTCTGCGCCCGCAGAAACGCCTCCTGCAGGTGCATGGTGCCGGTGTCAGCCTCCAGCTGGTGCTCGGGCTTCGGTCCAAGGATGACCCGTGCGTGCCAGTTCCGATCGGAGCGGCTGCACACCAGCAGCAGGCGGCCGGCGTGCAGTCTGATCATTCTTCCTCGCCGTAGGCCGGCTGATGGAAAATCCGCTCGAGCTGCATCGATGCTGGCTCGATCTCGTTGTTGGTGACGTAGGCCGCCATCGGATCGTTGAGGTTGGCCGCGGTGAACACGGTCGGCCAGAGCCGCTCCTTCACCACCACCAGACTGGTGCGCGGGCTGCGCACCAGAACCCACAGCGCTGCGCGCTCCAGCAGGTTCAAACCGGGCAGGTGCATCATTCCTCCAGTTTGGCGAGTCGATCGGCAACAAGCTGCGCATAGCCGGCAATATCGTGCCAGCTGTCGGCATAGTCGGGATCCCCATTCAGGATGCGGCCGATCTTGTGGCAGATCATGTCGAGGGCTTCCAGCTGGTCAGAGTCCAATGCGCACTGCCTTTCATCAATGAAGAAGCGGATAGTGCCCTTGAGCACTTGTGCAATTTCGGCGTTGCCCATGAAGTCGCCGTAACGCTTTTCGCGCTCAGCCAGTGTTGTTGCGATGTTGTCAGTCACTGGAGCCACCCCCATGCGATGCCCTTGCAGATGCGCCATGCGTGCTTTTTGTCGATTTCATACCGATCGGCCAGCTGTTGGTAGCTGAGCCCGGCAGCGCGAAGCTGGCGCAGCTCGCGCACCAGCTCCTCGCTCAGGATCACGGCGAAGTTCTCCTCGCCGCGCTTGAACGGTCTGCTCATCGCCACTTATCCCCGAGCAGCTGCTGGCGGCAGACCTCGATCGCCTGCTGCGCCTGCTTCTGCGTCATCACCGACTCGGTGGCATCCATGGCGCGCACCACGCGGGCCAGCAGCTCGGGGTATGACGTGTCGCGGAAGTTGGCCGCCAAATCGTGGGCGAACTCATCCCACAGCCCGGTGTAGGTGCTGCAGGTGCGGCCGCTGCGTTCGTAGAGCGCGTCCATCATGTCGGCGCGCATCTGGTCGAGTTTGACTGCTTCGCTCATGGCTCGAGGTGTTGGCGGATGTGGAGCAGCTCAGCGCAGAGCTGCTGGCGGTTGCGGAGCCCAACGGTGCCGCACAGCTGGTCGATGCGGATGTCGATCAGCTGGCGGATCCGCTGGCGCTCCTCAGTCTGACCAGCCGTGAACGCACTGGTGTCGCTCAGCAGCTGCTCGATGCGGTGGCGGATGTCGCTCACGCCACCTCCACCACAGCGCCCGGCCAGCGCGCCTGCGCGTAGCGGATGGCGTGCTTCTTCGATTCAGCGCGCGTGATCCACGTCATCGGCCGCGCACCCTGCGGGTACACCAGCAGCCGGAACTCCTTGGTGCGCGCCTTCGGCCGCGGCCGGCTGATGCCGTCACCGTGCTGGCTGGTGGGCTCTTCATCTCTCCATGCGAACGGCAGCATGGCGCCGGTGATCTCAGGCATCGATCTCTAGTGCAGGTGTGATCCATTCGATCTGTGACCACCACTCGATCCACGTGTCGGCGGCGATCAGCTTGGCCTCGGTGAGGCTGTTGGCCGTGACGCACTCGAGCACGTTCGCGGCCTTGATCTGGAAGTAGAAACGCTTGGTGTCAGTCATCGGCGGCCTTCCAGCTCTCTAGCGATGGCAATCAGTTGAAGGCGAACGCTTTGCTTGGCATCTCTGAACCCTTCCATGTATTCGTTCATGGGATAGCGTCCCGGAAACGGCGCCACTTCATCCGCAGCAGCACGAAGGGCAGCGGCAAGGTATTCGCCGTAGTCCACAAACACGCCGGGTTTGTCTTGGTTGAACGCTTCCCATACGGCGAGTGCAGCAGGTGACAGCTCAGTCATGCCGCACCACCTGCTGCGTGCCGGAGTGTGTGGGGCTGTGATGCGCGCCGGACTCGATGCCGATCATCGCGAACACAGACGCGGCGATCAGCAGGCAGATGGCGTTGTTGATGCGGTTAATCATGATGCGAGCGCCCGGCGGACGCGATAGCGGGTGACGTTGAGGCGGTCGGCGATCTGACGCTGGCTCAGACCGGTGCTGTGCAGGACGCGGATGCGGCGATCGTCGCTGGCGGTCAGCCAGTCGATCACGGCGACCACCAACAGCAGCGGCAGGAGCAGCTTCCAGATCACCAGGAGAGTGGCGGTGAGCATGGCGCGGTGTGGGTAGGTGTGCCGGGCCAACCGGCGGTGCAGCCTTACTCAGGGCGTGTTGGGCTCGTGGTGACGCGTCGTGTACCCGGTTCCGCGGGGGAGATTGTTTTGCGAGGGATCCCCGTCCCTCGTGTCACCACTATACACCGCAGACCGTGCACCCTGCGCCCCTGCTGTCACACTTCGTTACGTCCCCACCGGTCGCGTTCCTCCACCGCCTCCACACGCAGCTTGGTGTGCCCGGTGCTCAGCTCCAGCGGCACGCGCAGCACCGGCTTATGTAGGTGCGCCACGCTCCAGCCCACCGCGTAGTCCGGCACCGCCAGCTCCACCGTGAACCACTTGTGGCCGCACTCAGCGCACAGGCGCCGGCGCACCACCTGATCAGCCAGCCGATTGTTCGTGATCGGCACACGCAGCGTTGTGCTCGAGCACTTGGGGCATTCCATGGGCAACATGGGGCAATACGCCCCAGACAGATGAAATTCGGTGAGTGGATGGTGGCGGCAATACCACCGGAGAAACAGTTCGAAATCGAGAAGCAGTGCCGCGCGCTGGAGCAGCACCCGCAGGCCGGCCCGCTCGCGGCAAAGCTCCTCAAGCAGTGCTACCACCAACAGGAGATGCTCCAGGCCGCGGTGCACGAGATCGCGCGCCTGGAGCTCGAGCTGATGCAGACCTAGAACAGATCGGCCTCGGTGATCTCGGTCACCACGCCGTCAGTAGCGGCCGCCAAGCTCTGGGCAGCAGCCTGTGCAGTCACAGGCGGCACCCAGTCACGTGGCGGCTGCGCCACGGCACTCACATACGCCAGACCCTTCTGGCTTGTCTTCTTCCAGCCGCTGATCGGCACCTGCACGCTGCCGTACTGATCCGGCGTCTGGCTCATCACGAACGCACAGAACGCATCTAGCTCCTCGACCTTCACGTTCAGCATTCCGCTGAAGTCCACCTTGCTCTCGGGCTTGGTGGACTTGAAGATCGACAGGTTCAGCTTGAAGCTCATGGTCTCGTTTGGGTAGGTAGGTGGTTGGGCATCCCGCGCAGGTTTCGGGCTTCATACGCCTCCACCTCAGCGACGGGATACAGGACACGGCCTCCGATCTTCACGAATCTCGGGCCGCGGTTCTGGCTGCGCCAGTTGTCGAGCGTGCTCAGCGTGACGACACCGCGCCACCTAGCTGCAAGCTCACGGGGCTGCAGGTAGCCCGGCTGATCAAAAGATTTCGTCATCGGGCACCTCCTTGGTGATCACCACCGGCGCAGGCTCGCGCAGCTTCGCGTTCAGATCTTCCAACCGCGCCTTCGCTGGTGCAGGATCGGCCTCGCTCACGCGCACGGGCTCCACATCCACCACCTCCTCCTCGGTGTGGATGCCGACCAGCAGCTCGGGAATGAACAGCCGACCCCAGAACGCAGCGGCGCGATACCGGATCATCAGCTCGGGCATGGTCTGCCACTTGCTGCCGGCCTTCGTCGCCCAGCCTTCCTTCTTGGCCATCGCCATCGTCACGGTCGGACCTTTCAGCTCCGCACCGCTCGCCAGCTCGGTCGCCGTGCAAAAGCAAGCCATCGCGTCACCGGTGCCGGTGACCTCGTACTTCAGCGGGCTGAAGCGGCCGCAGCCGTTGATCAGGCCGATAATGAACTGGCTGCTCCAGCTCGGGCGCCCGTGGATGATGTGCAGGTTTTGCATCACTTGGAACGGGCTCATCCGCATACGGCCCGCGATCTCAAGCGCCACCAGGCAGTTGGCGAAACCCTGCTGCCCTTGGAACTGCGGCGGGATCAGCGTGCTGCTGGCCAGCGCCTTTGCGATGCGCTGTGCATCCTCGAAGGCCTGGATGCCGGAGAACACGCTGCCTCCGGAAGTGGTCAGCGCTGTGGACTCGCTCATGGCTGGACTCTGAGGGTGAGGTAGAAGAACAGGCAGCCGGCCACCGCCGGCCAGAACTCGATCGGCCACAGCTCGCTCACGAACCATGCGCCGGCCAGCGCAGCCGCTGGTGCCCTGATGGCTGAGTAGGGCACCCGCATCAGTACAGCTCGATCTCGGGTGCAGCAGCCGGCAGCGATCCATCAGGCCGCGGCCGCATCCATCCGGGCAGGCTGATGATCTCGATCTGCTCGCTGTAGCTCGGCCATGCGTTCGCCTGCTTACAGGTGGCCAGCACGTCGAGATCACGCGCAGCTGCTTCTGCACCGGCCGCGATCATCTCCGCATCGGCTGCGTAGACCGCCACCGCGTGCGGTGCCTTCTTCTCCACGCAGATGAAGATGAACTGCTCCGGCCGGATGCCGGTGGCCTGCTCGAGCCCGTGCAGATACCAAGCGGCCTGCACGTGGTAGCGCCAGTTGCTGATCGACTTCCTGAACCCGGCCGGGCTTGCATCCTCGGTGGTCTTCACGTCCACCACGATCGAGCCATCCGCCGTCAGCCAATCGGGCCGGCACTTGCATTGGAGCCCGGTCGCCTCATCCACCCATAGGTGCGTGGTCTCGGCCTTGCCTTCCATGCCCAGCAGCAGCGCAGCAGCTGGGTGGCGGTACACCGCACGGCTCATCGCCTGCACCTGATCCAGATCGGCGCGGCTGATCACGGCCCGGCCTTCGGCCTCCGCCTCAAACGCTGCCCACAGCTCCTTTCCGGCCTTGGTGCGGCGATCCACGCCATCGGGCGCCGTGATGTATCGCTCATCCCATGCCTCGAGCTCGAGCACGTGGGTGTGGAGCGCCGTGCCCAGCAGCATCGCGGGTGTCGGCTCGGGCTCCACGCGGTTCGGATCCACATAGCGCGCCCAGTAGTGCAGCGGGCTGCGCGCCACCAGGTCGAGGTGGCTTTTGCTCACCGCTGGATGGCGGTGGTAGGCGGCGTTCTCCATAGGCAGGCCGTATCGGAAGCTCACGCAACTTACCACCTGTTCTCCGCTTGTCATGCTGCCCCCCCAGTAGTTCCTAGTATTTCGATCCTCGCCGGCTAGCATCCGGCCGCTGACCTTGGTATTCCTTCCCGCAGTCCAAGGTCAAGTCCCATGAGTCTCACGCTCCGCGACTACCAGTCACGCGCAATACACGATCTCCGCTGCGCGTACCGCCAAGGTGCGCGCGCTCCTTTGCTGGTCTGCCCGACCGGCGCTGGAAAGACTGTGATGTTCTCAGCGATCACCGCTGGCGCCGTAGATCGTGGCCGCCGCGTGCTGATCCTCGTTCACAGGCGCGAGCTCATCCGTCAGGCCAGCCAGAAGCTCAGCCAGGTCGGTGTCGCGCACGGCATCGTTGCCGCTGGATTCCCGGCATCGGACGAGCCTGTTCAGGTCGCATCCGTGCAATCGCTCGCACGGCGTCTCGACCGCCAGCACTGGCAGCCCGATCTGATCGTCATTGATGAAGCGCACCACGCAGTCGCCGGCACCTGGGCATCGGTGCTCAGCCACTGGCCGCACGCCTTCCGGCTCGGCGTCACAGCGACCCCCATCAGGCAGGACGGCCGCGGCCTCGGTTCGGTGTTTGATCATCTGGTAAAAGGACCGTCCGTGGCAACCCTTACATCGCAAGGGCACTTATCACCGGCCCGGCTATTTGCCCCGCCAATACAGACAGATCTATCAGGCCTGCAAATACGGGCTGGTGACTATAAGCAAGAGCAGCTGGAAGATCGTCTGAATCGCCCCACCGTCACCGGCGATGCGATCGCCCACTACCGCCGATTCTGCAACCAGAAGCGTGCCATCGCCTTCTGCTGTTCTGCCAAGCACGCGCACGCTGTTGCAGATGCCTTCAACCGGGATGGAGTCCCGGCTGCCGTGATGCTCGGTGAAACACCCACCGCCGCGCGTGACGACATGGTGCGTCAGTTCGCCGCGGGAACCATCCAGCTGCTGGTGACCGTGGATGTGGTCAGCGAGGGCTTCGACTGCCCCGATGCCGAAGCCGCGATCCTGCTGCGACCCACCGCCAGCCTAGGGCTCTACCTGCAGCAGGTCGGCCGCGTGCTGCGCCCTGCACCCGGCAAGCCGCACGCCGTCATCCTCGATCACGTCGGCAACGTCCACCGCCATGGCTTCCCCGATGACATCCACGACTGGTCGCTGGATGATCGGCTGAAGCGCAGCCGCTCAGCCGGCCCAGCAGCGCCGTGCGTTCGCACGTGTGAGGCCTGCTTTGCTGCATTTGCACCAGCACCGCAGTGCCCGGTGTGCGGTGCGGCCTGTACGCCAGCACCAGCGCGGCGCATCAAGCAGGTGGATGGTGAGCTGCAAGAGCTCAAGCGCGAAGCAGTTCGGCAGCGGGTGGCGGAGCGCAAGCGGCAGCAGGGGAAGGCGCGCACCATCACCGAACTGATCCACATCGGCCAAGCCCGTGGCATGAAGAACCCCGTAGCCTGGGCGAAGCATGTCTTCTTCGCACGGCAGCAGCGGAGTCACGGATGAGGGTGCTGGTCGCCTGCGAGTACAGCGGTCGCGTGCGTGATGCCTTCAGGCGCCGCGGTCATGACGCATGGAGCTGTGACCTGCTCGAGTGCGAGGCCGATCCCCGATGGCACCTGCAGCAGCCCGTCGAGAAGGTGCTGGCGCTCGGCTGGGATCTGATGATCGCTCACCCGCCATGCACCCACCTCGCCGTCAGCGGATCACGCCACTTCCATCGCAAGCAACGCGAGCAGGCCGAAGCGCTCGACTTCGTGCGCCTGCTGATGGATGCACCGATCCCGCGCTGGTGCATCGAGAACCCGGTCAGCGTGATCAGCTCCGCCATCCGGCCACCCGATCAGATCATCCAGCCGTGGCAGTTCGGGCATGGCGAGACCAAGGCCACCTGCTTGTGGCTGCAAAACCTGCCACGCCTCCGATCCACCGATGTCGTCGAGGGCCGCGAAGCTCGCGTCCACATGATGCCGCCCAGCCCAAATCGCTGGAAGGAGCGCAGCCGCACGTTTGAGGGCATCGCCGATGCGATGGGCGACCAGTGGGGCACCCGTGAGCTGCCTGCCATCATGCGGCAGCTGGCTCTCCTGTGATGCCGAACCTCGAAACCGACCTCCAGCAGCGCATCAGGCTCGCGCTCGGCACGCACCCAGAGCTCCGCATCTTCCGCAATCAGGTTGGCAGCCTCCCCGATCCACGCACCGGCCGGCTGGTCACCTTCGGCCTCGCACGCGGCTCCGCTGATCTCATCGGCTGGCGCACGATCGTGATCACGCCCGAGATGGTCGGCCAGCGGATCGCCGTCTTCACTTCCCTCGAGATCAAGACACCAACCGGCCGCCTCGCACCTGCGCAGCGGCACTGGCTCCAAGCCGTCCACCAAGCCGGTGGCATCGCTGGCGTGGCGCGGTCGGTGGGTGATGCGTTGCGCATCATCGAAACCCCGCTAGGCTTTCCCCAGCGAAACCCCAGCGCTTTCCCATGAAGACCACAGCGCCACGGCGCACCATCACGCTCGACCTCACGCCTGAGCAGATCGCTTGGCTCGATCAGCAGGCCGCAGGCTTGATGTCGCGCTCCGCTTTCGTGCGGCAGCTCATCGCCGCAGCCATGCAGCACAAGGCGCAGTGATGAGCCGCCCCAATCGCATCGCTGAGCGCTTCCTCGCTGAGCTCGATGCTTGGCTCACGCCAGACCTCCTCTACCACTGCTTCACCGGCGAAAACGATCCGGCCGAGCTCGATCGCATCGCAAAGCTCGATCACGTGCTCCGTTCCTCGCTGCTGGAGAAGGTCGAGCGCCTTTGGCCAGCACGCTTTCAGCAGCTCGCCGCAGCACGGAAGCGACAGAAGCAGCAAGACAAAGCCGACGTTCAGCAGTTCGTTCTCAAGCTCACCAATGCCCAAGATCACTGATCTCGCGCAAGGCCACTGGCCGTCGATCCTCAGCGCCTTGGCCGGCCTCACTGCCGAGCAGCTCACTGACAAGCACCAGCCCTGTCCGCTCTGCGGTGGCAAGGATCGCTACCGCTTCGATGATCAGGACGGCTCCGGTTCGTGGTTTTGTAACCAGTGCGGTGGCCCCACCCAATCCGGTGGTGCCGGCAACGGCATGGAGCTGCTGCTGCGCCGCACCGGCTGGACGTTCAAGGAAGCCGCACAGCGCGTCGAGCAGCACCTCGGCGTTGCCCCGCAGCGTCCAGAGCCTCCCACCAATGGCACCGAGCACGTCTGGCGCTACAGCTCAGACTTCATCGTCTGCCGCTTCCCCGGCAAGAAGATCCGCCCGCTCTGGTGGTCCGGCAGCCGCTGGGAGTGGAAAGCGCCACCAGCACCACGCCCGCTGCTCAATCTCAACCAGATCCGCTCACGCACTGGCACCGTGCTGATCGTGGAGGGTGAGAAGGCTGCCGATGCCGCGGCCAAGCTCTACCCCAAAGCCGTGGTCACCACGTGGCCATCAGGGTGCAAGGCGATCGACAAAGCCGACTGGTCGCCACTGCAGGGCCGCCGCGTGATCCTCTGGCCTGATGCGGATCAGCCCGGCTACCAAGCCATGGATCGGCTCGCGCAGCTGCTGCTCCGCCTGCCGGTCGATCGGGTACAGATGGTGGCCAACCCTCCGGAATCTCCAGAAGGTTGGGATCTCGCCGATGCCACTTGGACGGAAGCCGAAGCGCTCGAGCATCTGAAGGCCAACCTCTCCGAGCCACTCGAGCTGGACGACACCACACCAGAGCAGCCCGAGCTGCAGGCCGCAGATCCCGAGCCCGAGCCCGAGCCCGACATCCCTGAGCTCGATCCCGGCGCCCACTTCACCCCACTTGGTTTCGACGGTGACGCCTACTACTACCAGCCCCACAGCACCGGGCAGGTCATGCGCCTCTCGCGCTCCGCTCACACCTCCACCAACCTGGTCGCCTTGGCGCCGCTCGAATACTGGCAGCAGCTCGCACCAGGCAACCGCAGCCCAGTGGACTGGACGCAGGCGGCCTCGACCCTGTTCGCGATCTGCGCTGATCTCGGCGTCTACAACCCCGACGTGATCCGCGGCCGCGGCGCATGGTGGGACAGCGCTCGCCCGGTCCTTCACCTCGGTGATCGGATCATCGCCGACAACAAGTCACACCCAGCGCTCAAGCCCTTCGACAGCCGCTACCTCTACCAGCGCATGTCGCCGCTAAAGGGGCCGGGCAATGCAATACCGCTCGCCGATACCGAAGCGATGGTGATCTGCGAGCTGGCGGAGCGCTTCCACTGGGAGGTGCCAGCATCTGGCCTGCTGCTAGCCGGCTGGGTCACCCTTGCGCCAATCTGCGGTGCGCTCCAGTGGCGCCCGCACGCTTGGCTGACCGCAGCAGCCGGCTCCGGTAAATCCGCGATCCTCGATCGCTATGTCGCACCCTTGCTTGCCGACATGGGGCTGATCGTGGCCGGCAACACCACAGAAGCCGGCCTACGCCAGACACTGCGCTCTGATGCTCTGCCCGTCGTTTTCGATGAGGCCGAGAGCAACGAAAAGGCCGATCAGGTGCGGATGCAGAACATCCTCGCCTTGGCTCGCGTTGCGTCCAGTGAGTCTCACGCCACCTTGCTTAAGGGCTCACCCGGTGGTGACGTGACCCGCTTCAACATCCGATCCATGTTCCTGATGAGCTCGATCGCCACTGCGCTCAAGCAAGGCGCCGATCGCAGCCGCTTCGCTCAGCTCACCCTCCGATCACCCACAGAGCTGCCCAAGGAGGAGCGCCTGAAGCACTGGGAAGCGCTCGATCGTGATCTCGATCGCCACATCACCCCAGAGATCGCACTGCGCCTCATCGCACGCACCGTTTCGCTGATCCCAGTCATCCGCCAATCGGTGCGCGTCTTCTCTCGCGCAGCAGCTGAACGGTTCGATTCCCAGCGCCTTGGTGACCAATACGGCACGCTGCTGGCCGGTGCATGGTCGCTGATGTCGAGTCAGGTGCCCACCGATCAGGAGGCGCGCACCCTCATCGATCAGAACGATTGGGAGCCTTACAGCCAGTCCACTGAAGTGCCAGATGAGCGCCGCTGCATTCAGCGCATCCTCCAGCACCAGGTGCGTGTCGAGACTGACGACAAGACCTACACCCGCACACTCGGCGAGCTGGTCGAGCTCGCAGCGCACCAGGCCACTGATGTCGACATCTCCGCCAGCAAGGCGCAGAGCACCCTCGGACGGCACGGTCTGCGCGTCGATCAGGAGGCTGGCCTGCTCCAGATCAGTAACACCGCTGAGGCGCTCGCAGCGATCCTGAAGGACACCTCGTGGTCACACAGCTGGGCAACCGTGCTCAGTCGGTTACCGGGTGCGACCAAGGCCGGCGCGGTCCGTTTCAAGGGTGCAGGGGCCGTTTCCAGGGCTGTGGCGTTACAGATTCAGGGCCTGTAACGGGCCGCGTTACAGCTGAAAACCGTTGCAGCGCAAGGTGTTTGGGCGATCTGTAACGGTGTAACGGTTTTTGGCCGGAATACTCTCTCTCTCTCTCTTACACAC